CCAGACAATATCTCTCCGATGCGGTTTACGACCAGTACAGTCCATGCTGGTCCGGCTTTAGGCCAGCCTCAACAGAATTGATAACACTTTGACCCAATCTAAGAAACCGCTGTTGGGGGCCATAATCCCACGGCTACATTCCAAGCCACTTAACACTAAGTCGAGGGCTCCGGAAGTCTTAGAGCTTGCAGAAGCTATCGGGCAACCGGCTCTCGAATGGCAGAAGTACGTTTTAAACGACATGTTATCGGTGCGAGAAGATAATTCATTCATTAGGACCAGTTCACTTCTTCTTGCAGCTCGCCAGAATGGTAAAAGTTATATAGGCAGAATCAGAGCTATAGCCGGCCTAGTCCTATTCGGCGAAAAGAATCAATTAATTATGAGCTCGAATCGAGGCATGGCATTAACTAACTTTCGAGAGATCGCTTACCTATTCGAAAGCTCAGATTATCTAAGGCCGATGGTTAAACAGATTCGCTTTGCTAACGGTACAGAATCGATCGAGATATTACCTAAGTATGGTGGCGGTCGGTTAGATGTAGTAGCTTCGACTAGAGATGGTAGCCGTGGTCGCTCCGCTTCTTATCTCTGGATCGATGAGCTTCGAGAAGTAAATAAAGAAGCTTACGCCGCAGCTCTGCCAGTTACCCGGGCGCAACCTAATAGCCAGAGTTACTTTAGCTCTAATAGTGGCGATGCTTTTAGCGATGTATTAAATAACTTACGGGAGAAGTGCCTAAGCCATCCGCCGGAGAGTTTAGGATTTTATGAATACTCTGCTCCCGAGTTTGCTCCGGTTACAGATCGAAAAGGCTGGGCGATGGCTAACCCATCACTAGGCACACTAATTACAGAAAATGCGATCGAAGAATCGCTAGCTGTAAATACGATCGAGGATTTTCGTACAGAAACGCTTTGCCAATGGATTAGCTCGCTAGCTAGTCCGTGGCCACATAATTCGGTCGAAGATACCAGCGATAAATCTCTACAGCTGTCGCCGGGTCCGCTTACTATATTCGCCTTTGATATTAGCCCGAGCCGTCGAGATGCTTCGCTAGTAATGGGCCAGATAACGCCGTCTGGAAAAATTGGCGTAGCTGTATTAGAAACCTTCTTTAGCCAAGTAGCTGTAGATGATACCGTCGTAGCCGCAGCTATAAAAAAATGGGCCGATATCTATTTCCCGAGAGTTATTGCATTCGATAAATATACGACCCAATCGGTCGCCACAAAATTAGAGCGATCCGGATGCGCCGTTAAGGATGTATCGGGTCAACAGTTTTACCAAGCTTGCGGAATGCTCCACGATGCCCTAGCTAATGGAAAACTGGTTCATTCTGGGCAGGATATTCTTATAACCCACTTTAATAACTGCGCAGCTAAGCAATCGGATGCAAGTTGGAGAATCATCCGAAGGCGATCAGCTGGGCCTGTCGATATTGCAATCGGCGTAGCGATGGCGGTTTACCTACTTACAGATCCGCCAGAGATAGCTCAAATCTACGTTTAGACACGATCAGCGAATACCCGAATATGCTTGATTTTTGCGAGAGAATATGCTCATGGGATTACTTCAAACGCTGGGCCTTCGTAATGCGAGCACGCCTAAAGTCGAAGCGCAATATGCGCCGGCTGTTATGGATTCATCATACGGTATTGGTTATTTTAATACTGGCTCTGCTAATGCTTTAGGTGTTGGCTCTGTCGGTCGTGATTTTGCGATGCAGGTGCCAACAGTTGCAAGATGTCGTAACTTAATCGCTGGAGTAATTGCATCTTTAGATTTAGAACTGTATAACAAAACTACAGGTAAAGAATTAGGTAAGCCAAGATGGTTAGAGCAACCAGATGTAAGACAACCTAGAAGCGTTACGATGGCATGGACCATCGATTCACTTATTTTCTATAATTTAGCTTACTGGAGAATTACAGAAACCTACGCCGACGACGGCCGACCTTCTCGCTTTGAATGGGTCGCTAATAACAGAGTAACTTTTACTACTAATAATTTTGGTACAGAAATCGAACAGTATTACATCGACGGAATCGCCGTACCTATGCAATCTATTGTAACTTTTCAAGGATTAAATGGCGCAGGAGTTTTACAATCTGGCGCACGTACTATTCAAGCTTCTTTAGATTTAGAAAAGGCGGCAGCTGTAAGCGCAGCTACTCCAATGCCTACCGGATATATTAAAAACACCGGAGCAGATCTACCAGAATCTCAAATCTCTGGATTATTAGCAGCTTGGAAATCTAGCCGCATGAATAGGTCCACGGCCTATCTCACGAGTACTCTCAGTTACGAAACTACTGGCTTCTCACCTAAAGACATGACCTACAATGAAAGTTTACAATTTTTATCGACCCAGGTAGCGAGATTAATGGGCGTACCTGCATGGATGGTAAGTGCTGATATGAATAACAGTATGACCTATCAAAATATCTTAGATTCTAGAAAAGAATTTCTGGCCTATACCCTGCAACCCTATGTAAGTGCCGTGGAAAATCGTTTATCTATGAACGATATAACAAATAGTCAAAACGTGGTCCGCTTCGCCGTCGATGATACATTCTTACGAGCAGATGCTATGGAAAGATTAAACGTTATAGAAAAGATGCTTAATCTTGGGTTAATCGACATCGATCAAGCTAAAGAGATGGAAGATTTAACGCCAGATGGTAACGATTCAGAAATGGAAGAAGAAGATACAGAAGAAGAAGATCTACTAGATAACGAAACCGAGTTAGGACTATAAATGGAACTAGAAAACATACACTTAACCTTTGCTAGCCAAATTGAATCTAGTGATGCTGGCCGTAGATTAATTTCTGGGGTCGTATTGCCGTTTAATACTGTAGGTAATACCTCAGCTGGCCCGGTTCAATTTAACTCTGGATCTGTAGAGATCCCAGACGCTAAGCGCATTAAATTACTCGCGCAACATTCAGCAAATGATCCGATAGGTAGAGCACAAAGCTTCCAAGTTACCCAAGATGCAATTTACGGAACTTTTAAAGTAAGTGCATCCCAGAAGGGTAATGATTATTTAATCATGGCCCAAGAAGAATTAATTTCATCTCTGTCTATTGGAGTTGACGTTATTAAAGCTAAAAAGAATGCAGACGGCGTATTAGTCGTATCAGCTGCCAGAATGGTCGAAGTGTCTTTGGTCGAGAGCCCGGCTTATCCGGATGCAATCGTTACCAAAGTAGCCGCTAGCGAAGGCGATGCGGTAGAAGAAAACCAACCCAAACAAGAAAGCGAGGCTATCTTGGACAACAAAGCTCCAGAGCCAACCGAAGAAAAGGCAGAGGCAGCTACTCCAATCGTAGAAGCATCTCGCCCAGTAACATCTACTCCGTTCATCTCTACTACTGTACGTTCGCCTATTAATGATTTTGCGAGCTACACAGAGCACAAAATTAAAGCTGCTCTAGGATCAGATGAATCACGTTTATTCATTTCAGCTGCGGATGATTCATTCTCAACTAACCCAGCTTTTAACCCTACTCAATACCTAAGCGAATTCGTAACGAATACACGTTTTGGAACTCCTACAATCGATGCATGTTCACAAGGAACTCTGCCTAGCGTTGGTATGACCATAAGTGTTCCATCTTTGGTTACTTCAGCTGGTGGCGGTACTGGTGTAGCTCCAGTAGTTACAGTAGAAGCCGAAGCCGGTGCAGTACAAAATACCGGAATGGAAACCGTCTATCTGAATGGAACTGTTCAGAAGTATTCAGGCATGAATACGCTATCTGTGGAGCTCCTAGAGCGCAGCGGATATCCTGGCTTTTACTCAGAGTTGACCCAGCAACTACAGAATGCCTATTTAACTGCAATCGATACAGCTGCACTTACAGCACTTCTAGCAGCTGGTAACGCCGCAACTGCAGAAACAGCCGACAGCACAGGTATTATCGATTTCACTTCAGAAGCTTCAGCTGCAATCTACAAAAACACAGGTTACTTCGCACAGAACTACATCGCTAACCCAGCACAGTACCAAGCTCTATTAGGTGCTACTGATACAACTGGTCGCCCGATTTACAATGCAATTCAACCTATGAATGCGGCCGGTCAAGTGCGACCATCTGCGATCCGTGGTAACGTGCTAGGTCTTGATCTATACGTAGATAAAAACTTCTCACAAGCTGCATTCGATGATAACTCAGCTGTTATTTTGGCTCCAGAAGCTTTCACCGTTTACCGTAGCCCACAGGCTTACATGAGCGTAAACGTCGTAAGCAATCTACAGGTGCAAATTGCTATCTACGGATTCATGGCAACAATCGCAAAAATGCCATACGGAATCATTAAGTACCAAAAAGCCTAATAACCAATAAATAATCCTCTAGGGTTTAGTAGCCCTATCCCTAGGGGAGCTTTTTAGAAAAGGAGTAAAGAGAATGCCAGCTACTTACGTAACTGTCGCCGAGCTAAGGGCCAATCTTGGCATAGGTACTCTTTACTCCGATTCTGACGTGGAATCTGTGTGCCAAACAAGTCAAGACCTTCTCAATAGTTATTTGTGGTTTGATTTTGCTCCAGTAGTAGGCGCAACTATAAGTAACAATGTAGCGACAGTAATGCTTGCTAATCCCGGACTATTCGTTACCGGAGAATCTGTAACGTTGGCTGGATGCGGTGCTACTTATAACGGCACTTACACAATTACCGGCACGGTGCCATTCTCTAGCGGTACTAATAACATTCTTCCGATGCTTTGGTGGCCGTGGGCATGGCAAAACTGGCCTAACGGTTATTCGTTTATTCAATTTACTAAAACTGCGGCCGATGATAACTTTCATCGAATCGTGCCATACGGCACGGCTACCGGGCCAGATACAAAGACAGCCACTTACGCTAATACACCAGCGATCCGTCAAGCTGCAATGATATTAGCTGTAGATATATGGCAAGCCCGGCAAGTATCCCAAACCGGCGGAGTAGGCATGGATGGCTTTACCCCGAGCCCTTATCGTGTCGGGTACCAATTAATAAACAGGATCAGAGGGCTCATACAGCCGTACGCTAATCCTTCTTCTTTGGTGGGATGATGCCAGTAGCTATAACTACCCTACGATCCACAATCGCTACAGCTCTTACAAATAATGGCGTATGGAGCACGTTCGCCTTTCCGAGCCCAACTTTATTGGCTAATTCTGTAACGGTGTTGCCAGGCGATCCTTACTTACAGCCTACAAATGAAGGCTATAACACTATTGCGCCACTAGCTAACTTTCGTATTCTAATGGCCGTACCTGCTTTGGATAATCGTGGCAACTTAGCCGGCATCGAGGATTTTATCGTGGCCGTGTTTAATAAAC